TAACATGGCTCATGCAGCTAGGAAATTATCTAATGCTGTTGAGGTATATGCTAAGGAGGTAGATCGTTGGAAACGGTGGAAACAAACTGGTGTCTCTGACAATTTTGCTTTTGCTCTTTTCGGTAGGATTGCTAATTGTAAAGCTATGCACAGTGATACTATAAAACATCCATCAGACTTACTGCAAGAGCCTGAGATATATCGTAACAAGACTTTGGTTAGGCTTTGGGATCATTATAATGCCAATGAAAAGAAAGCTCTTGGTAGTAACTTATGGGCAGTCTATAACGCTGTAACCCATTGGGCTACTCATACTCCAGCCACTAAGTCTACTGCTCAGAAAAACATTGCGGCTATCAAAGTCAAGCGACAAGATACAGTTCGTAGTGTGTTTAAAGAGTTATCTTGGGCTGCTTAAAGGAGAAGCATATGCTTGGAATGAATCATGAAGAAGCTCTAGAAATTGTCTGGAAAGTTATTGATGATTATGTAGATACTAATTTAGGTAATCGTATTGGTAGAGGAGAATGTACAGAAAATGATTCAGAATATGAAAAACAATATGATGAAATTTGTGAAGCTATGGATCACCTCAAATCAATATGTGAGGAATGGTGGGATCAATAAAAGGTAATTTATTATGTTAAAACTATTTGATGTTTGTTCAGGAATAGGGGGCTTTAGTTTAGGATTAGAAACTACAGGTCAGTTTAAAACTGTTGGCTTTTGTGAGATAGATTCTTACTGTCAAAAAGTTTTAAATAAACACTGGCCTGATGTTCCTATTTATACAGATTTAAAGGAGATAAGTAGAGATGAAGAAGCAATTAACAATCTTCCAGAATTCGATATCATCAGTGCAGGAATACCCTGTCAATCTTTCTCAAATTCAGGAAATAGAAAAGGAAAAAAAGATGATAGATACCTCTGGCCATACTTGTTTGAAATCATTAAACAAAAAAAACCCACTTATATCCTTATCGAAAATGTTACTAACTACATCAATGTGGCACTCGATGAACTATGTGATAACTTGGAAAATAAAATGTACTCCACGCAATCGTTTAGTATTCCAGCTTGCAGCGTCCAAGCACCTCATAAAAGAGACAGATTATTCTGTGTGGCCTACTCCAACAGCCCAAGCATACAAAGGAGGGAGAACATTAAAAAGATTAAAAGAAATTGGAAGAAAAGAAAACAATTCATTAGCAGATGCAGTAAATTATTCAGAAGGTCATACTGGTCAGATCAATCCAGAATTTGTAGAATACTTAATGGGGTTCCCAATAGGGTGGACAGAATTAAAGGATTAGGAAATTCAGTAGTACCTCAAGTAGTACATAATATAGGACTCGCTATTGCAGAGGATTTTAAACGTGAAAATTAGAGCCAGATATTTACATATGATGGAAAGTATAACTAATGTAGTTGTAGGTTATCTAATAAATTTATTATTAATACATTTATTATTACATAGTTTAGGATATAATATACAATTACATGAAAATGCTAAGATGGGTGCTATAGTAGTTAGTGTATCTTTTCTTAGAGGATATTATATAAGACGCATATTTAATAAAATAGTTAGGAGAGTCTATGAAACAACCTAAAGCCGGTGATAGAATAATCCATGACGAACCTGAGTTTGAGAGAATTACGGAAGGTATAGTTGTGGATGTTCTATCATCGCAATTTGTATATAAAACTGAGGAAGGTTACTTCCGATATTGTTTTACTAAAAAAGATACTTGGAAAAAAGTAGAATAAGGAGATAAAAAAGAATTCTGTCGCTTGACAGAAACCCCCGTCGTGTGGTACCATGCAACATGGCAAAACATTCAGCTAATAAGGAGACTTAATATGGCAATTCAAGAAGGACTAGCTTATTGGGCTAGCGTAACAACACCTAATACACGGTTTGAACCTGTGTATTCTGTGGATTTAGTAGTGGATGAGAACGTAGCTGCTGACTTTGAAAATCGTGGATTTAGAGTTAAGACTTTAAAAATAAATGATGAAGAAGTTGGAAAGGCTATAACCATTAAACGCAAAGTTAATGGTAAGAAAGGGACGCGCAATGCACCCAAGTTATATAATAAAAATAAGGAGCAAATTGATGTACTAATTGGGAATGGATCAAAAGTTAAAGTTCAATATGATGAATGGGAAGTATCTAATTCCTTTGGAAAGTTTAAAGGACTCGACTTTCAAGCTATGCAAGTTCTGGATTTAATATCTTATAAAACTGGAGATGGTGAGGAATTTGAAGCTATGGAAGGTGGGGAGGAGTTTTAAATGATTGTTAGTATTAATACAAAAGAAGGAGAAACTACATTTGAAACTAATAATATTGATAGTATAGATACAAAAAATAAAGTTCATGTTATTATTCAAAAAGTTGCTAATTTAGAAATTATAAATGAAGCTCTAACTTTTGCAGGACAAGTCCACAGAACAGCTTTGGAGGAGCTATTAAAGGATTGTTCTGATGCTAAGATTGACGTTAATAAATCTGATCAGAAAGCGACTGGTTAATTTTATAAGGCTAGGTACATCGCTTAATAGTACCTAGCCTTTTTTTTTATTTAAGGATTTGAAAATGGAAAACAATTTGAAATTTGTTGAATATCATTTACCTTGTCCTTCATGTAACAGTAGTGATGCTTTATCCCTTAATGAAAATGGATCAGCTAAATGTTTTAGTTGTGGAAAATTCTTTTCAAAATATAATTCTCATACAGAAATAAGGAGCGATGTTGTGGATTTTAAAGATATTAATGGTGGTATATATTCTTCTCTATCAGATAGACATATATCACAACAAACCGCAGAAAAGTATAGAGTTAAAAGTATTTTTAATAGTCAAGGAGTTATAGCTCAACATCTTTATCCTTATTATATTCATAATGAATTAACAGCAACTAAGATTAGAACTATAAAAGATAAAGACTTTACATGGAAAGGCTCTCCTACTGGTACAGGATTATTTGGGCAAAATTTATTTAAGGAAGGTGGTAAATATATTACCATCACAGAAGGAGAATGTGATGCAATGGCTGCTTATGAATTACTAGGTAGTAAATGGGCTGTTGTTTCTATTAAACATGGTGCACCTTCCGCAGTTACAAACATTAAAGAAAATTTAGAATATATAGAAAGTTTTGATAATGTTGTTATTTGTTTTGATAGCGATAAAGAAGGACAACAGGCTGCTATAAAGGTTGCTCGTATATTAAAGCCCGGAAAAGCTAAAATTCTTACACTTCCTACAGGATTTAAAGATGCAAATGAAATGCTCATTAAAAAAGAATATGAAAAATTTGTACGTTCTTGGTGGGATGCTAAAGTTTATACGCCTAGTGGTATTATAAGGGTATCAGAAAAAGAAAAAGATTTTTTACATAGGGAAAAGAAAGATAGCGTTCCTTATCCTTGGAAGGGATTGAATGAAAAGTTATATGGATTAAGACAAGGGGAATTAGTAACCCTAACAGGTGGTACAGGATTAGGAAAATCTAGTATAACCAGAGAAATAGAACATTGGCTTGTTAATAAAACTAATGATAACGTAGGTATTATTGCTCTTGAAGAAGATTGGAAACGTACTGTAGATGGTATTCTATCTATTGAAGCTAATGCTAGATTATATATTGATCATGTTAGAGAAGAATATGAAGAAGATACATTAATAGAAATGTATCAAAAGGTTTTTTCTGAAGATAATGTTTTTGTCCATGCTCATTTTGGAACAAATGATATTGATGAAATATTTTCTAAACTTAGATATTTAATTATAGGATGTGATTGTAAATGGATTGTTATAGATCACTTACAAATGTTAGTTAGTTCTCTGACTGAAGGAGATGAACGCAGAGCTATAGATAATATTATGACAAGAGTAAGAAGTCTTGTTGAAGAAACAGGGGCAGGAATTATTTTGGTATCTCATTTACGAAGAGTAGGTGGTGATAAAGGACATGAAAACGGGGTCATGGTTAATCTATCACATCTTAGGGGGTCGCATAGTATTGCACAGTTATCCGATTGTGTAATTGCATTAGAAAGAAACCAACAATCTAACGATGAATTAGAATCTCGTACAACTAAATTAAGAATATTAAAATCCAGATATACAGGAGATGTTGGTATGGCAACTACTTTAGTTTATAATAAAACTACTGGTAGATTATCAGAAGAATATGATTCTGAGTTATTAAACTCAGTCGATGATGATGTTCCTTTTTAGGAGATTAAAATGGAAGTAGTATTTGATATTGAAACAGATGATTTAAAAGCTACAAAGATATGGTGTATTGTAGCAATTGATAATAATGATAATGTATATACATTTAAACCAGATCAAATTGATCAAGGAATAGAATTTTTAAAATTGGCAGATACTTTAATAGGACATAATATTACAGGTTTTGATATTCCTATAATTAAAAAATTAAAGGGAGTTGATTTAAATGAATTCTGTGAAACTATTGATACATTAATTTTGTCCAGATTATTTAATCCTATAAGAGAGGGTGGACATAGTTTAGAATCTTGGGGATATAGATTAAAATTTCATAAAGATTCCAAGCCAGAAGATTTTACAAAATATAATAAAGAAATGTTAAAATATTGCACTAAGGATGTACAATTAAATAAAAAATTATTTGAACATTTAAAGAATGAAAGTAAGGGATTCTCTAAAGAATCAATTGAATTAGAACATAAAGCTAATAAGATATTATCTATACAAAGAGATATTGGTTTTAAATTTAATGAACAAGCAGCTTCCTTTTTATTAAGCTCTTTAAGTAAACGTAAAAAAGAAATTGAACAAGAGGTTCAAGAAACATTTAAGCCTAGAATGGTTGATGATAAATTAATAACTCCTTACATTAAAAAGGATGGAGTATTATCTAAACGAGGTCTGACAAAAGAAGAGTATGAAAAGTTTAATGGGCTTCAACAAAAAGACTTTGAATTATTTGGAGGTAAAAATACATATACATTCAAGCCTTTCATGCGGCAGAAACTTCAAGCTTTTAATCTTGGGTCACGTAAGCAAATAGGTGAATATTTAATATCAGTTGGTTGGGAACCTAAAAGATTTACACCAACTGGTCAGCCTATAGTAGATGAAGGTACACTTAAAAAGATTCAGCATATTCCAGAAGCAAAACTTATAGCTGAATTTTTATTATTGCAAAAAAGAATTGCTCAGATTCAATCATGGATAGATGCTATGGAAAATGATAATAGAGTACATGGCTTTGTAATAAGTAATGGAACTATTACAGGACGTATGGCTCATAGATATCCTAACATGGCTCAAGTTCCAAATGTTAATAGTCCTTATGGTAAGGATTGTCGTTCTTGTTGGGTTGTAGATAATGGATATAAATTAGTAGGAATTGATGCAAGTCAATTAGAACTTAGAATGTTGGCTCATTATATGGATAATAAGGAGTATATAAATGAAATTATTAATGGAGACATTCATACCACTAACCAAAAACTTGCTGGACTTAAATCAAGAGATCAGGCAAAAACTTTTATATATGCACTCATATACGGAGCAGGAGATTCAAAAATTGGAAGCATTGTTAGAGGAAACAGAAATGAAGGTAAACGATTGCGAGAACGCTTTCTTAATAGTAACCCATCATTTAAAGTTCTTAAAAAACGAGTTGATACAGCTTCAGAAAAAGGATATTTAAAAGGATTAGATGGACGTAAGATTTTCTTGAGGAGTAAGTATGCCGCCCTTAATAGTTTATTACAGGGTGGAGGTGCTATTGCTATGAAAAAGGCATTAGATTTCTTGTATAAGAAAATTAAATTAAATAATCTGGATGCTACTTTTGTAGCTAATATCCATGATGAATGGCAACTACAAGTAAAAGAAGATCAAGCAGCTATAGTAGGTCAACTTGGCGTTGAAGCTATTGAAGAAGCTGGAAAAGATTTTAACTTACGTTGTCCTCTTACTGGCGAATATAAAATAGGAGATAACTGGAGTGAAACACATTAACAATTCAAGTCGAAAAGGTGACTTAGCAGAATACTATGCAGTCACTTGGTTATGGGATAAAGGTTATGAAGTTTTTAAAAATGCTGGCTGTACAGGTATCGTTGATTTAATTGCAAGAGATGTACATGGAAAAATTATTTTTATTGATGTCAAAACATTTAATAAAGATACTAGATGGAATGGAACTTGGACAAATGTTTCTAGACCACGAAGCAAAGAACAAATAGATATAGGTGTTCAAATACTTGGATTCAATCCTGAGACAAGAAAACTTAGATTTATAGATCATAAAATAGATGGAGAAAATTATGACAAATAAAAAACTAGACACAGTAGTTGAAGATATTTATGAAAAAATATCTGTCTTATCAAAAGGAAAAACTATAGAATTATCAGATTCTATTTTAAAAGAATTTGGTAATAATATGTCGGCTGCTTTAAAAGAATGGGCAACACCTAGAAAGACAGACTCTAATGTATCTCCTACATTAAGGATGTCTAACATAGGTAAACCTGATAGACAATTATGGTTTGATATAAATTCTGATAATGGCTCATCCGAAATACCAGCTAGTTTATATATTAAATTTTTATATGGTCATTTATTAGAAGTTTTAATTCTATTCTTTGTAAAATTAGCTAATCATAAAGTTGAAGATGAACAGAAAGAAGTTTCAGTAAGTGGTATAAGAGGACATATGGATTGTAAAATAGATGGAGAAGTTATAGATATTAAAACTGCATCTGGTTATGCTTTTAAAAAGTTTAAAAATAAAACCCTGTCTGAAAATGATCCTTTTGGATATCTGTCTCAGTTAGCTGCTTATGAAGAAGCAGAACAAACTAATAATGGTGGCTTCTTAGTACTGAATAAAGAGACAGGTGAGTTAACTTTATTTAGACCACAAGATTTAGATAAGCCTAATATAAAATCCAGAATTAAAAATATAAAAAGTATTGTTAAAAAGAAAAATCCTCCTGCCTTTTGTTATCAGCCAGTACCAGAAGGGCTATCTGGTAATTTAAAATTGCCTAGAGAATGTTCTTACTGTAAACATAAGTTTAATTGTTATAAGGATGTAAATGATGGGCAGGGTTTACGAATATTTAATTATGCTAAAGGACCAGTTTATTTTACCAAGGTTGTTAAGCAACCTAATGTAAATGAGGTTATACGATGAATGGAAGAAAGGCTAAACAAATTAGAAAAAAAGCTTTACATTTAATTGTTGAATGGTTACAATTACAATTACCAGAAAATGAAGCTAAAAAATTGAATATACATAATGTTCAATATGTTTTACCTATTGATAAACATATTTATGCAAATCATAAAATAATGCTTTCATCTTATTCATTTAAATGGATAATTAAAAAAATTAAAAATTTAAAAAATAAAAGAATACAAGATATCTCTTTGAAAGATATTGATAATATATCTAATAAGGAAACTTCTCAATGGAAGAAAAAAACGAATTACCTATAACTCTACAAGAGTTAATTTCATTTATGGGTTTCATTATTAATGAAAAAAAAGAAGATATAGATATTTTTGATGATAATGTATTAGAACAATTACTTGTTTTTACAAAAGAAGAATTACAATATAGGAGAAAAGTTAAAGTACTTCATTAATATGAAAAGAAAACCTAGAAAAATAAGACCTAGAGAAAAGAATATTCCTAAAGGATATGATAGCCTTTGGGAATATTCTTTACACCAAACGCTTTTAAAGAACTGGAAAATGCGTGGAGATACTATTAGTTATATAATAAAGAAAACCTATGAGGTAGATTTTATAAATACTATTGATAATAAAATTATTCTTTTAGAAGCTAAAGGTAGGTTTTGGGATCATGCTGAGTATAGTAAATATATATGGATACGGGAAGCTCTGCCATCTACTATGGAACTAATATTTTTATTTCAGAAACCATATGCTCCAATGCCACAGGCAAAGAAGCGTAAAGATGGTACTAAAAGAACCCACGCTGAATGGGCAGAAACAAATAATTTTAAATGGTATAGTGAGGAGAACTTACCTAAATCTTGGAGATAGACATGATGGAAACTATTAGTGAGAAAGAATATAAATGGACTTTTAGTGGTATGAATTCAAAAGGAGAACCAAAATTTAAGCACGATGTAAATGAAACTCTTTCTGAGGTTTTAAAATATTTAGATTCTTTAGAGGGTGTAGAATATACTCTGAAAGAAGGGGCAACAATGCTTTGGGTATTCTATTCTGGACAGAGATATGCTTATTATTATACCACTGGTAGGTGGTCGCCTTGGATAGAGAGAGGATTACCAAGTAGGCATTATAGATCTAGAAATATAAAAGACTTTATGGAGAGGTTTGTATTTGCTAAAATAAATAAACAAAAAGAATACCAAGTTAAAAATGAAACTGTTAAAAGTGTTAAGAAACTTTTAGATAAGGTTAAGATAGATTATAAAATAGATAAGGATGTAGTTACTTTAACTAGCAAACTTATACCTAGACTTGATGGTAAAGGCTATAAAAGACAATATATTTACCAATATATAATAGGTAAAGGAAAATGGCGTTGCGCTTATAGTGATGGGACATATAAAGACTTTTATTATAAATCAAAAAATATCAAAAGTTTTTTAACCAATTATTTTATGGCTTGGGATCAATATAAATAAAAGGAGTGAACATGGTTATGTTAGATAGTGACTTAATGATTGAGAAAGGTAGACCTTATTCTTATACCTTTAATGAAGATAAATGGATTAATATTATTAAAAAATATATTGATCAAACTTACAAAGCACACTATGGAAATGGAAAGTATCAAGCAACTGATATGATAATTGATGCTGGACATGGTGAAGGTTTTTGTATTGGGAATATTATGAAGTATGCCATGCGCTACGGAAAGAAAGACGGCAAAAAGAAGTCTGAACTATTAAAGATTATTCACTATGCTCTCATTGCCCTAGATCTAAACGAGAAACATAATGATTGAAGATAAAATAGGTCCAAAAGAATATCTAGGAATTAAAATTGATTATGATAAAGATTCCAAACTGAACGATTTTAGTTTAAATAGTCTAAAGGATAGATATTTTTGGGAAAATGAAACACACGCACAGGAAGCATTTGCAAGAGCTTCTGTGTTTGGAGCAACTTTTAAAGGAGTTACAGATTATGCGCTTGCTCAAAAACTTTATAACTACAGTTCCGATTGTTGGTTCATGTTTAGCACTCCTATACTTAGTAACGGGGGAACAAGTCGTGGGCTACCTATTAGCTGCTACCTTAATTACGTGCCTGATAGCCGTGTCGGTCTTTCTTCTCATTATGACGAGAACATTTGGTTGGCGAGTTCAGGTGGAGGCATTGGTGGATATTGGGGAGATGTTAGGAGTAATGGGATACCTACTGCTCACGGCAGTCGTTCTACTGGTTCTGTCCCTTTCATGCACGTAGTAGATTCTCAGATGCTAGCCTTCAACCAAGGTACAACCAGACGGGGAAGCTATGCAGCTTACATGGATGT